TCTGCTACTGCTTCAATTTGCTTCTTGTCGATAAAATCGCTAAAAAGCACCCAGATATCACCAATTTGTGTGTCATTCAACATCTTCCACTTTCTCCTCTTGAACGGTGGTTGTTACTACAGGTTTGATATGGTATTTCTCCATTATCATATCTAATTTATCATCTTTCCATTCTTTTCGGTAGAATTTGAATTCCTCACCAGTCTCTGGATCAATCCACTTTAGTCTATTGCCTTCTTGTTTGAGCAATCCTTCTGCTTCAAACAAATCAACAAGTCCACTATAAGGACTCATACCAGTTTCGTATGGGATTTTGACTTGAACTGACTCAAATGGTTTAGCATAACGTGTTTTCATAATTTTACACGCGGCACGAATACCATTTACAGTTGTTGTCTTAGCACCATCTTCGTCTTCTTTCAACTTCAACTTACGCATAGCAACAACAATTGAACTTGCGTAGATAAAGCCTTGTCCACCTGAAATTTTATCATCAGGATCAAACATATCTTGTGAAGCGTATGTGTGATTTGTAGCAACTAAACCAATATTTAAAGCACCAAACATGTTAACACAGTTACGAACTAGTGCTGTTAATGCTTTTGGCTTACGGCCCATGTCGCCTTTTAAATCACCTGCTTCAAACTGATTAACGTCTGTAGGTGTAAGCAACATACCTAAACTGTCGATGACAAAAAGAACTTTTGGTCTAGTTTCTTCTGGAATTTCTTTATACTCTTTGACAAATTCGTTGATGGTTTTCGCAACATCATCGATCATTGCCATGTTAAGTTTAAGAAGTTTGTCTTCGCTTGTGTCCACACCTAACGCATGTAACCATGCTTCATCAAGTGCATTTTCGCTGTCAACTAAAACAACATAAATGCCTTGTGCTTGTGCGGCTTTGACAAGATTACCGGAACAGATATAAGATTTGCCGGCGCCGGATTCGCCTGCGAAAACTGTAACTTTACCAAGTGGAACACCTTTATTAAAGTCACCACTGATTAGGTAGTTTAGAGCATAGTTACCTGTGCTGATCCAATCTGTCGGATCGCTAAAACCTACGCTAAGTCCATCAATCGACTTAGTTAAACTCTTTCTAAATTTTGTTAAATCAAACGGCTTTGTGGCCATAGTTATCCTCCTGAAAAGTGTAAGGGGAACTAAGTCCCCTTACTGCGCTTATTGCTTTTGACGATTGCGAATCATTGCCAAGATGTCTTGGGCACGTGAATCGCCTGAACCGCTTTCAGCTGGTGCCTCTGCCTTTGGAGCAGGTGCTGGAGCAGCCTTTGCTACTGGAGCTGGTTCGTCATCGTAGCTTTCATCACTTGATGATGCTTTAGGAGTTTGCTTAACTGGGTCACCTGTACGTTGACTCATACCTGCTGGTTTGAAGTATTGACCCCAACGATCCATATCAAATGGTTCACCGTCAACTGACGCTTCGAACATTTCTTTGATAACTTTGAGTTCAACTTCGCCTGGCTTCTTAGGTAGGAAGTCTGACAAGTTATACAAGCCGTGAGCTTGAATTGCCGCATTTTCTTCGTCACTTAATGGACGAGTACGACGGCTCCATGAGCTAGTTGAGTAGTCAGCATAACCACCTTTTGAACCCTTCTTCATACGGAAGTCAATACCATTGACATAGTCAGTTGGCAAGTCTTCCAATTCTGGGTCAACCAATGCGCCATGAATTAGTTTGTAGATTTGAGGACCAATGATGAATCTACGGATTGGGTTCTCTGGACGGTCTTCTGCTTTTTCTTCCAAGCCATCGTCTGAAACGAAACCTTGGAAAATATAAGAATACTTCTTCCAATATTTACGACCCATATCTTCAAGAGCTTTGTCTTTAAACCAAGGACGAACTTCCGTAAGAATTGGACAAGTTTCGCCGTACATTTCCATACATGGAACTTGAACTGTTACTTGCTTGTTATCTGTTTCGCCTTTTACACCAGCGAATGGAAGTTTGATGATTTGACGTTCTACCCAGAAAAACGTGTTGTTTTCATTGCCATCGGGTAAGAAGCGAATGACTGATTCGCCGCCGTCTTTTAGATTCCAGAATGGATAAATTGATTTATCACCGCCGGAACGTTCTCCGGTACTCTTTGTTTCTGCTGCCTTAAGTTTTGCTCTGATTTCTGCTAAAGTTGCCATAATATTCTCCTATTTTTGCCTTTAGTTATTTGCCTATATTTGTTTAACACCCTGCTAAACAAAAAGCGCATACATGTTAGTGTATACGCTTTTATTTAGTAGATCAAGAAGATTCTTGCTCTAATTATGGTTTATTTCACCAATTACTTATAATGTATTAAATTAACTAATCTTTGAACTTCGTCGTAGCCAACGCTTTCTTTTTGTACAGGGTTGCCATTTGCATCCACTTCTACAGGTTTACCGTTAATCATAGTAAGGTTCGGTCTTGCAGTTACTTGATTCGTGCTAGGTTGCATAACATTTTGAGCTTGCTGTTGCGGAGTAAGCGGTGTTGTGTTATCAGGAACTGCTTGTTTCATTCTATATGCAATAATTGGATCTGTTGGATCTGCTTTACCTAACCATTTTTGTTGGTCTGGTGATAATTTTTCCCATGCATCTTGTCTAGCTGTATCCTGTTTTTGCACCCATGGATTATTTGGTGAATATGTTACAGTCGATGGTTGTTGTGCAGGTGCCGGCGGTGTTACTACTGGATTATTAGCCGCAGGATTTGCTGCCGGAGTAGCTGGACCTTTATCAGCTTGGTTAATGTCTGCAGAAACTGCTTGTGACGAAGCTGACTGGCTAGTAATTTCTGGATGGCGTGCCATTGCCGCGCGAGTTGCTGGACCCATCTTACCATCAACTGCTAGTTTCTCACCTGCCGCATTTAATTTCTGTTGAAGTTCAACAGCAGTATCATGTGGGAAATCTTTTTCATAATTTACTTTCGGTGCCACTGCTGGTTTCGCTGGTTGTCCTGCTGTTGGTGCAGGTTTTGTTGCTGCCGCTGGTTGTCCTGCTGTTGGTGCAGGTTTTACTGCTGGATTGCCTGCCGCAGGGTTTGCATTTGCTGTTGCAGGATCATATGGAATAAATGATGCAGTACGGCCAGCGCGATGATAATATCCTTTTTGCCCTTGTGGGTTGGTAACAATCTCTTCGCCATTAGGGCCTCGATTTTGTTGGGCCATTGCGGCTCCGCCAGAACCGCCCATTTCGCCTAAATATTCTCTCAATCCTTTTGATAGATTGATTAATTGTGATTCTGTAATCTTTTTCATCTTAATGACCTCTTATGTTGATTGGTGATGGATTTGGAGGTTGATGCTTAAAAAGAATATCTTCATCTGCTTCATGTTCGTGCCCCACACCTGCTAATTTTTTAATTCTTCCTAGCTCGTGATCATGTCCAGAACTAGGATCCATTGAATCGATCTTTGCAAACATTGCTTTAATATCTTCAGGTCTTGCGCCTGGATATTCATTGTTCTTAAAGTTCTTAAGAATAATTGTTTTAACTCGTGTACCACCAATTGTGAAATTTCTTGCTTCTTTATTCCAGAACCCTGCAATTGATTTAAGAATTTCGTGCATTGGATTGCTTGATTCAGTTTGTGTTCTTGTCATCGGGCTATAGTTTGTATCTTGTCCCATTGAGAAGTCTTCAGCTACTGGTGCAGGCGGAACGCCCTCTGGAGGTGTTCCTGGAGCAGGTGCCGGAGGCATTCCAGCTTCGGCGCCCGGTGCAGGTGGTGCGCCAGTCATATCAGGTGCTGGTTCTGCCGGAGGAGCTTCAGCTGGTGCTGGTTCTGCTGGGGGAGCTTCAGCTGGGGGAGCTTCTTCTCCGCCTACTGGAGTTTCGTCACCTTCACCTTCTGGCTTAATACTATCTAATTCATTACCAGCAACAATCTCTTTTGCAACTTCTTCAGCTTCTGGAGGTAACCCAGGTTCTTGAATTTTACCATCTGCTAAGTCAGCGATGTAAAGTTTCAATGCAGTTAATGTATCACCTTCGCTACCTAGTTTTCCTAAATAATCTCTAGTAAATGTTTCGCTATCAATAATACCTTTTAGGCTTTGACTTGCTGTTAAGCCATCAACACCAGTTGGTAAACCTGGTTTAAGAATATCTTTTA